GTAATTGCAGGGTATGCTGGTATACAATATAGGTATGATTATGGAATCTATGAGATCTTTGTAAGTTTAATATCAAACATAGTGTACACAATTGCTATATATGTTCCCTTTATATTCTTACTTGATTTCTCAATATTGGTAATAGTAAGGAAATTGAGAAGTTATATATCTACTTGCAAAGAATTAAAGTTATTATTGGTGCTGTTAGTCACTATGATATTGTGTTTGTCTTACCTTAACTCATTTTATAGTTCTTTGGCTAGTATTATTATTTCTAGAAGAATTATATTTTCAATCAATATGCCATATTTGTTTAATGACTTGGCTTATAATAAGAATTGTTTTGTTAGAAACAATATGGTAATTGCTGATAAATTTGGTTATGCTCAGGTTCATAGAATATTGTTCTCTGAATCAGATTATAATTTTATTTTGGCAGAATTAGGTAGGTATCCCTATGTTGATATGGTGATTAATTTATGCATACATCATAACATAAAATTTTCAGATATTAATGTTATATTTGTATTTAGAGATGATGTGTTGGACATTATGGAAGGTGGTATTGAGAAGTGCACAATTTGGCGCTTATATAAAGCTATTTTGCCTCCAACACCGGTAACTGTCGTGTTAACTACTTGGTATTTTGGGATTTTTAATACGATAGTTATTGTAATTGTATGTTTGTTTGCCAGCTCATTAAATATAATCATTTCTATTACTATAATTTTTGTGCTAGATCTTTCGTTTGTTATTAAGTTTGATGATGTGTTGCTATTTACACTTCATTTTAATTTTGTGAGAATGATAGTATGTAAACATATAGTCTCATACAAAGTTGTGTTTAATCACTCGGGTTTTCAGATGACTTACGTAGTGAATGCGTATAGTAATGATATAGTAATAAATCATGGTAAATGTTATAAATGTTTGTATAACCAACCGTTTTATGATTTATTAGAAGTAGGGGAATATCCTAGTTTGTATAAGCTTATAAGCAAATTGTACTTACTTGACCTGGGACCCACTGAACATGGCGTGATATGTCAATGCCTTGGTCATTTGCATG